ATTTGATACAAATACTAGTGCCAATCCGACAATAGTAGATAGTGTGAATGTAACATCTGTTACCCTAAGTGGTACGCTAAGTGTTGCTTTTACATCAGCATTTACAAGTGCCCCAACCGTATTAATAGCTACGATATGCAATAGTACAGGTAATGCATTAATGCACGAAGTTCAAATAGATTCTGTAACTACAACCGCGGCAAACGTCGTTTGTTTAAAGTGGACTGCATCAGATGTCACAGCATTAACATCTGTTGGAAGTACAGGAAGTTTCTCATCTAACGTATACACAGCTGCAACCTCTGGTGGCGCTGTAACAACATTATTAAAATATAATGCTAGTACTACTACAGGGTTAACGCGTACCAACGTATCAGGTACATCTGGGTTTAGGGTAGCACTAATGTTTGTAGGAAGTATAGTAGTATGAGTAAGAATAAGATTGATATTGGGGAACATCTTGTACGTCTGGAGATAATGTTGGCCCAGGTTCAGGAAGATGTCAGGGAAATAAAAGATTTGGAAAAACGTATAGTTGAGCTTGAAAAGAGTCAGCAATTCTTAAAAGGTTTTTCTATGTTTGCAACTGCAGTATTCTCTACTGTAATTGGTGTATTTATAAATTATTTTAGTAAAAAATTATGAGTTTAATTGTAACATTGTTGCCGGCACTTATGGGTATTATAGACAAGTTCTTTCCAAATGCCGAGGATTCTAATAAAGCAAAGTCCGAACTAATTGCAAAAGTTATGGATATGGATACAAAACAGATGGAGGTTAACCAGCAAGAGGCTGCTAATCAAAATCTGTTTGTAAGTGGGTGGCGTCCAGGTGTTGCCTGGATGTGTGTAGGAATGTGGTCATTGTACTATGTTATGGCCTTGGTAGTAAACCCTATCATGGTATTTAACGGCCACACCCCCCTAATTTTACCAGATATTTCTGTAGTAGAAAATCTGTTATATGCCCTACTTGGACTTGGATCGTTACGTACTATAGAAAAATTAAAATTGAAGTAGATATTAGAAGACCTAATAACATCCCGGTTGAGTATTCTGTCAGGTACCAACTGTTATGTTTATTGTGTAGTAAATATATTATACCTATTAGTAATAGTGGTATGGCCATTAATATAGTGTTTAATATAAGAAATGCTGGCAAGAATGCTACAAACCACCTAATAGACATACCTATAACAGAAGATAATTTATGATCTCTAGTACGATCAAACACGTAGTTTGATACATAGTCAGCTGGTAAAAATTCAACCTCTAACCTTTTAAATGTAGTACCATCTATCATACCAAAATATTTACCCCACCCAAATGAATATCCAAATAGTATTGCAAGTGTTAATACTATAGATAATAGTGGGTCTTTTGTAGTAATTAGGATTGCCGGAAATATTAATGTTAATATAGATTCGGCCCTACCCACCATACCTGACCCATGCATTGTCCTCTGTAGCCCAAATACTATTGGTAGTATAAAGTAAGGTATTAGTAATATCATTTCCATACTATTCCTCTTCGTCAAAAGATGTTGATACAAATGTACAAACGTCGCCGTGACAGATCCAATCAGAGTCTGAATCATCACAACTAATTGCTGGGAAAGTTTCTTTTATTTTCCTTCTTTTTTGTACAACCTTTGTTTCTATAGGTTGTTGTTCTTGTACAGATACAGCTAGTGCTAAGCTACACAGTGCATGATGTAGGTGTGGTAACTCAGATTCATCATCAAGTAGCTGACCATTGAAATATTTATGTATATGTCTAAGTGCGGCCTCCGCAAAATCATCTCTTGAAACTGTCTTCCACCCCTGATCATCCTTATACTTCTTTATACCAAACTCCCTAACATTTGATATTGCTACTAAAGATTCGTATGGTATAAATCTCAACTTAGCTTTCCCTTTTGTGTCCTTATGATTACTCATTTTTTCCTCCTAGTTTATTTTTCCAATTAATGTACCCACGTATAGACAATACTATAGATACTATGTTTAATAGTACAAATCCATATTGGGCTGTTGGTATAGAATACATCAATAATAGGGCACTTCCTATTCCATTACTAATAAAAGATTTTATTATGTGTAATGGTTCTGTTCGTAGGGTTTGCCCTGCTAAAACAAATGCTGTTCCTATATATTGAAGTACCTCAATCATATTAACTGTTAACCTCTGTAAGTTTATTTATTTCTGATATAACAGCTGATAGTCCACCCATATTAAATATATGAGTGGAATATTCATCCGATGATATCTTTGCTAAACGTTTTATATATTTTAGTTCTAACGTTGTCATAGTTATTTTACCATAGATTTAGAGATAAGATACCCAATTACAACATATGCTATGAGCATTAGTATTATATTTAGATCTATCATAATATCCTCCTATACTTGTTTTGTTGTTGTTACTAAATTGGGTGTAGATGTTTTATCAGAACTCCAACCACCACAATCTTTACACTGATAACGTTGATACTTCTTTGTAAGTGATATAGTAGTACCACGTTTCTGTAAATTGTGCGATCCACATTTAGAGCAACATATGCCAGTTTCTCCAAGAGATCTATTAAGGGTTGTCTTAACATATGGTATAAGCTTTAAGAACACATCATGTAGTAAATCAACATCCTGCCTATTGTATGTTGCCATCTCTTCTATAGCATCTCTTTCACCTTGTGCACATCTGATCCATAAACCTTTCGATGTTTGTATCTTTTTACCTATTCCAAGTACATGACCGAGATGATCTAACTTATTAGATTGTAGTTTAAAATGTCTTTTAGCAAGTTTCCACGTATCTATTTGTTTGGTTGGGGCAACTGGTTCAAGTCCGGCCCGCAATACCCTAGCATTGAATAATCTCATATCAAACTTATCACCATAATGCGCTACAGTAAAATCTGCCTCATTCATAATCTTAGAAAATGCTTTGAGCAACTCAGAATCATCGTACACATCTTTCTTAAAAGTCTTTGGGAAATCCATTACAGACATTACTTTTGCTTTCTCCTCACCAACAAATCTGTAGGCAATGGTAACAATAGATGTATCTTTTATAATCCAATCTACGTTTGTACCTTGATATATATCAAATATGTAAGCCTGTGCCGGCAAGGACTCTATGTCCCATATTAACACTTTCTGATCTTTATTTATGTTTACCATTTCTATTACCCTTGGTGATGTTTACATATAGATTTATTATAGAAGCTAAGCATCCTATGAATGCTAGTGCGTGATATAATAGATCCCCGAAGTTATATATACTATACATTAGTGATACCTTATACTTGTAGTGTGTCTTGCTGTATCTATTTTATTTTTCTTAGCTTCCTTAAGTTGCAGCAAGTTGGTTATTAATATTCCTATGCTTATTGTTAATTGTATAATCCCTATTATTATCATAACATATTCTCCTATATTGTCAATTAAAATTTTAATGTGTCTTCTGATGTTGCAGGTACTAATTTACAACCGTTCTTGGAGAAGAACCCAAATGCTTTACCATTGGCACCATTTTGTCTACTCTTTTCTACGGATAGTATTATATCTCCTGGTATATCATCATAAACCTTCCTTTCCGATTCATTTCTAGCTTTCGTTTTATTCCAAACCTTTAGATGCAGTGCCGCCGTATTTTCAAGATCTTTAGATTCCCTAACCTGATCTGTAAACGGACTGTCTCCTGCTGTTAATTGTGATCCCCCAACAAGTAGTTGACTATTTCTGTTAGCCACACTTCTGATCAATTCAATCATATCCTTAAGTTTCTCATAACGGGCCTTGGTACTATTGTCACCTAGTGGTATAATTTGTAAGTAGTCTACAAATATTACAAGATCTTTACCAGTGGCCTTACACTTATTCATCACATCTATTATTTGTGGTATGGTTATACTAGAGTCGGCAATTCTTAGCTTCCGTGATTGTAGCAGTTTATAGTATGTTCTTGCAGCCTCTGTACTCTGATTCACTAATTGGTCATTGTATATATTATCATCTTCCCACCCTGATTCACTATAAGATGTGCCGTCTAGTGTCTTTACCATGCGTAGATTAAGCTCTTCTATCGGGAACTCAAGTGTTAGATACAATACGGTTTTATTTGTGTTGAGTGCCACATTTAAAGCTATATTTATCATAGCTGCTGTTTTACCATGGTTAGTTCTGCCAGATATAACAACCGCACCTGATGGTGGCAACTTAACATATTTATCCATGAATGCCCATCCGAATGGAACATACTCAATCTTTTTTGAATGTAGTGCAAATAATTCCGATGGTTTAAGTTCGCTGGGTAGCAAGTCTATATCCACTTTTGTCTTCTTAGCATACAATTCTTTTATGGTATCCATAGATAAATCATCTGCTAAATCAGCTTTCTCTGGTAGTGAAGATACGTCTATCATATATACTGATGGTGATTTAATCAACTCGGATATATCAACCATTGCTTTTTTACCAACCTCATCATTATCTGGCCACAGTATTACATTTCGACCATCTAATAGATCCCAATCTCCATTGTGTATATTACTGGTACCACCTTTCCATGATACTACATCAGCATTCTTAAATATATTTGCGGCAGCATCAGCAGCCTTCTCACCCTCTACAACAATTACAGGTCTTCCATCATCGTGTAGGAATTCTGATCTATATAACACTTTGTTACGTGGACACTCCATCACCCATCCAGATTCTGTTAGGGCAAATGGTCGTATCCATTTATCCTTTCCAGACCCCTTTCTAGCAACATAATATTTTAGTTCTTTGTTTATGTAATATTTATGAAAGATAATATTCTTATCTTCTAATGGTAACTCACCTTCTGGTATTGGAAGGTATACCGTTTCTTTTTCTTCTTGACGCAACTCATCCTCCTCAAAACTTTTTATAGATTTATCTGTATTAAATGGTACAAACTTTTTATACCCGCAATGGAAACACTTAAAACTTTCACCAGTCTCAAACGTCACAATCGAACATGTTTTTGTACCCTTCTTATTCCTCTTATCCGCGCACACGGGACAAGAGTCAACCCTTTTTGTAACCATATATCCCCTATGTAAATCTCCTTAATATTAATATATCCCAATAATTCAACCAAGTCAACAAAATTAATGTGTATCTCTCCAATTTTTCCCTGTTTTAAGTGCAAAAGCTAGTGGAACCTTTAGTTCTAATGTTTTTTCAGCAAATTTAATAGCTTCATCTATGGCCTTTTCTAATAACTTAATATCTGTTTTAGGATCTATAAGTATCTGACACTCATCGTGATACACCATAACGATTCTGCCAACTATTCCATATTGTTGCATTAGCTTATCTAGTTGAACATATGTAATCTTTACAGCTAGCATACCAGCATTTTGAATATAGGTATTCTTTAATGAATGTGCTGATCTTACGTACAATTTACGCCCATCTATGCCACGTATCCAATTCCTACCATCCTTAAGCTTAACTCCGGATCCTGTTTTTATAGCAAACCCCCTACTCAGGCAACTATTTTCAAGATCCTCTATCAATGACATCATTCCTGGACGATCCTCTCTGTACTTGGTCCAAATATTTTGGGCCCTATCATCACTACAATTTAATAGTGACTTGATCTTACCAGGTCCACACTGATAACTAAGTGCATACCCAGGACTCTTAGCCTCTGTCCTAGATATTCCCCAAGATTTGGCATTAAAACTGTGTACATCCTCTTCTAATAGGAACTTAGCGTATATACCACCATCATATGGGAAGGTTGCATGACCTTCAATACGTGCCTCTAGTTGTGAGAAATCGAATCCAGCTAATACAAGATCACTTGGTGCTATAAATAGTGACCTCATCTGGTCTCCAAAAAACACACCTTCCCCAGCTTTAGGTACGTTTACTACCAGAGAGTGTCTCCACCTACCGGTATTAGTACCGCATGTAAGTGCGAATGTTGGTATCTTATTGCCATCAAAAACAGCATTAACCCAACCTTCTATAGTAGATCTCCTATGACGGGCCTTATTACGTTTTGTTAAATATTTTCTTATGTGATCAGGTACGCCGTTAAATTCTGAGTTGCTTATGGATGGGGAGGTTTTTACTAGTTCACCTTGCACTTTAATAGGCTTGCCGTACTTATCCTTCTTAAAGTTATATTCATCTGGAATCCACCCAAGCGATAGTAACCAGTTTATAACTTGCTGAGTGCTGTTTAGGTTTATAGTATTAAATTCTATTAGGCAAAAATCACCGACAACCTCGGTCATATCAATCTTACCCTCAGAGTGTAGTTTAATAAGTTTTGAACTATCAGTTCCGTTAGATAATTTAGGCTTAATTGTTGTCCCAGAGTGGCTAGGAACTTTTGGAGCAAGTTTTATAATTCCTGTAGTACAAACATCTATAAGTCTAGATAACTGTCTAATATAGAATTTAGCTTTTTCTACATCCAAATACCAATATTTCTGGTGTTTACAAAAAGTTCTGTATACATCATGCTCAAGTTTAACAGCCTTTGACCAGTCGTGTGCAGCTAATTCTAATCTTATTTTTAAAAATAGTTTATATGTTATGTCAACATCTCTTATACAGTACTCTAACATCTCGTCGGAATATTGTGAAAAGTCTTTGAAATCTCCTTTGGGATATTGGAAATATTTACCCCAAGCAGCAAGTCCATGAGATTGCATCTCATTGGGATATATCATCTGAGATAATATAAACGTATCCATTACTTTATCAAATGGTATAGATATGTTAAGTATCTTCTTAAGCACCGGCATATCATACCCAATACCATTGTGCATCACAAACTTATCATATCTATGGACAAGTGTATTAAAATCCATTAGGTTGCCGATTTTAGAGGTAAATTGAAAGATCTCCCCGGTATCTACATCCTTACAGACGATCATCCAGATCTTACTTACATTTTCAAGTAAGTCATTAGCTTCTATATCGACAACCAACGTTTTCATACTTCCCCCATCTTCATGTGAATTAACACTTTACCAAGATTGTTTCTATCTATTGTAGCATATTCTACAACATTAAATTTAAAATAATCCTCTAAATATGATAATACCACCATTTCGTCAAATTCGCAACAACTATATACATCCATCATTAGTAAACCCGACTCGTCCCATATATGATATGCTATATGAGATGTGGCCAGATTCACACTTCCAGTTAAACCTTCGTTTCCTGGTACAGAAATATATACAGACTGTGGCTTTGTTACAGGTACCATTCCAATTGCAGCAACCAATCCCAGCAACATTTTGTTTGCTTTTGCTGGTTGTTTTGGAAACTTACCTACATGTGCCTTTATCAACATATGCTTATGTATTGGGTTAAATTTTTCCATATTATTTACCTACTAGAAAGGATCAAATCCGTTTTGTTTTGTTGGTTGAACAGGTTTGCTAACCGGCTTTGACACTGACACTGTTACCGGTCTGCCCATAGCAGCTTCACCATCATCGTCAATATCTGCAGGTACACCCACTATAGCCTGTAATCCATATCTTTTTGCGTATGTGATTGCTGATCCTACAGCCTGCGGGTCGTTAGCTTTTACAACAACGATTGGTGTTACACCTGAGATAAACTCTCCAGATTCATGTAATAATACGGTTTCAACTCCCATTTCCATAATCACTTGTAGGAATGAAATACCATGTTTGTTTAGTGCTGGTTTTATTGCATCTATTACTGCGGGTAAATCTGCGTACTTAGATTTGAAAAATGGGTTATTAGAATCTTTGGTGGCAAATTTTATTTCGGACTGTGCCTTTACTAGGGCAGCTGCCAATTTACCTATTGTTTCAGACTTATTCATTGTTTCCTCCTGATAAAGCTGTTTTAAATGTGTGTAAAGTTTTTTCATATGGTAATTCTGCAAATTCGCAAAATATCTGAAAATCTTCTGAGTTTATAAAGGTCTCTAGTTCTCCGGGAAATTCTTCATATCCGTCCAAAACATCTTTATATGTTTGTTCAAGTACTGCTCTGTATAGAAATGAATCGGACATCTTATCCTCACCCTTTAAAATCTTTATAAAATTAACTATCTGTTTCATTTGTCCCTTTTATTATAATATCACACTGAGAGAAATAGTCAATAACTATTTTCTCAAGCAACCATTTTTTCTTAATGTTTTAAACTCTTTACCGGTCAAGAATACGTCCCCACCAGTTGCATAGTCAGAATATTTATTACCAAGTACTTCACTGAAACACACTTTATATTCTAGAATCCTAAGATTATGTGCAGATAGTTGTTGATCCCTTATTTTTTCACCATTGTTACCTGGGTAATACGGTAAATGAAACACTATTGCTGCAGAATCTGGTACTGTTATATTATTGTAACAACCTAGTAGTACTAATGCTGCGGCACTAGCTGCTAAAGATCCTACCTTACACGATATATTTGCTTTACTGTTTTCCATGGCGGCTAATACATCAAGCCCAGCAAAGTATTCCCCACCCTGAGAATCTATGTATATTATTACATTATCATTAGATGTTGCAGAGTTTAATACATTTACGGTGGCCGCTACTGATGTAGAAGTCATTTGACCTAGGATTATTGCTGGGTAGTCGGCAGCTTTTGCTTCACTAATTGTTAATAGTGAGATTATTATCGTACCAATTGTTGCTAGTTTAAACATTTTTCATCTCCTAAAATGTCCCTATAATTATAGGATAGCATATCCAACAGGTTAGTCAACAATTATTTTATTAGATTTGTTTATATTATACTTTATATAATCTTTATAATCTTTGTTTATCTCGAACTTAGGATTTTCCATGTCCTCCTCGAAAGCTTTCCACAATCTTTGACACTCTTCTTTCATCATATTCTGTATAATCTTGTCTGCCCTAATCTCATATACTATAATAGGGTAGTCTGGGTGTAATCCGCCTAAGCATGCTATAAGAGCCTTGTCTACATTAGCAACTAAAAGTTGGGCCTGAACCTGTAAAGAGTAATAAATTGGTACCTGGGTCTTCCATTCCTCAAACTTCTCTATCTTTGTGGTCTTACACTCAACTATATAGAAACCTTGTTTTGTTTTTAACTTGGCATCCATGGTAGCGGATATCCTGGCCTCCTCATCCGTCATAAATACTACTTTACTTGTATGTGCGGCTTTGGCAGCAATACCAAGTTCATTTAGTGCTAATATAACACTAGGTTCTAATAACCTTCCGGCCCGCATGTACTTATTATCAATCTTTACAGGAGGTATAATCTTATCTCTCATTACCTTTTTCCAACTTTGAGCTGGGTTTAATCCAAATATAGATGATATCTGCGTACCTGTAATATATTTATTCCTGGCCTGAAACCAAGCATCGCTTTGTGGTGTGAAATAGAATAGCGCCATTTGATTTAGTCCGTATAATATGTTATACTTATATAATAACACACCTTAAAATCAATTACAACCAAAAAATGACGTTCACAAGAAAAAGTAAATATAATAATGTTAAAGTTACCATAGATGGTATAAAATTTGACTCTAAAGCAGAGGCTACCTATTACGGTCAATTGAAAGAGCTTGAGAGGTCGGGTATAATAAAAGATTTTAAAAGACAGATAAGATATCCATTACTAGACAAGAATGGTACAAAAAGATTAGCTTATATTCCAGATTTTATTATAACAACAAATACTGGTAATGTTTACTATATAGATGTTAAAGGTGTATTAACTCCGGCCACTAACATAAAGATTGCATATTTTCAACATGTGTATGGCGTAAAGGTTCATCTTGTATACACCACAGGTCTTAAAAGGTTCGATACATCCTTTATAAAATAGAAAAGGGCCCGTAGGCCCCTTTGTTAATAATTTTTGTATGATTTAGAATGGTGTAGATTCTTCAGTCTTTACCTCTCCGTCTTGCTCCTTTTTAAATACATAATAAAAATTTCTACCATACTTATCTGCTTTAGGAAGTCCTGTAGTCTTATCAATGGCTGGATTTGCCACTAACCTGATCTCGGTACCATCCTCAAGTGTAAAGTATCCTGATAGATGCGTTTTGGTTGTTCCAGAATCCTTGTCTACTTTTTTGTTTATAAACAACATTCCTTTATTTACTTGTTTTTCCATTATTGTATTCCCTCCATTAATGGTTATAATTACAGTGTATCACGATTATTTATGTGTTGCAACAAAATTATACATACATCTTATCAAAAACGTACTTTTCTGCTAACATTTTCAAAGATCGTGCACCTATCCCAAGTTTTATTGCCTCATCAACAATATTGTCTATATCTTGGTCTGTAATATCTATCTTAATACCGCGGTATTCTTCTAATATCTTAATTAGTTGTATTGGATTGTTAACTGGTTCTGTTAGGATCCTTTTGTAATCATCTCTGGTAAGTTCATTAAGCTCTACTACGTGGCCGATTCTCCCAACAAATTCTGGTAAAAATCCTGCTTTAGTTACTGTCTCGTGATCAAACTTTTTCTTTTCTTTTTTAATATCAGAACTACCGAATCCTACAGTCTTTTTATCATCTTTTAGTTTTTCAGACTTTAAGTAGTGGGCAAATGATCCACCAAAAATCCACATAAGATTGTGTGTTTTGAATTTGTATGCAGCTCTGGACGTGCTTGCTGGCTCAACTGTAACCTCGGCACCTTCAACTAGTTTCAACAACTCTGCCTGTAGTTGTACAGATTTAAATGAGTCTCCCTCTGTGTTGTGTGATGATATCTTATCAATCTCATCTACGAATATAATTGCTTGATCTGCAAATTGTGCATCCTCTACTGTAGCTAGTAATAGGTCAAGTATCTCGGCAACATTACCACCAACATATCCAGATGGTGTATAGTTTGTTATATCTACACATATGTATGGGCATTTTAATTCTCTAGCTAAAGACTCTACTAACAGTGTTTTACCAGACCCTGATGGGCCGGCTATTAATACGTTAGATGCTTTTACAGGAACACTATCTTTATGCTCTCTGTTATATGTAACAAATGCTTTATGGTTTGCTGAGGCAACCGCTAGGATTCTTTTGGCCTCAGACTGACCTATAACATATTCGTCAAGTTTTTTAACTATTTCTGATGGCTTTGTCCCAGACGGAATGTTGTGTCCTACACTAACAGACAAATTCTTCGGCACATTTTCTAAATCAAACTTCATAAATACCTCTTGAATAACCCCTATAATTTAAATATAGCATGCATTTTAGATTTAATCAACAAAATCTTTATGCATTGTATAAGTAGCAATCCAACTGGTTACTATTTTAATATCTTTAGATGTTGTGAGCCATTGGCCACGTTTTGATATGTCAAATTCTGGGAACTTAAACACTAATCTTTCGAACTCACGTCTATTAACAAGCCCTTGAGACTGTTTTAGTGGACGTCCAGCCATTCTAAAGTTGATGAAACTTTCTGCAGCTTGTGAGAACGCCTGTTGATTTAGAAATTTTAGTACAGAACTTGTATCAAAATTCTTTACCCCAATATTGAACGCAAATGATACTAGTGCGTCAAACTCATGTTGCATAACCGGGAAACTTAGTCTCTTATTAATTGCAGCCTCAAATCTCTCAACATCTATAGAAAATAATTCATCAACTTGTGCTTCTGTAAGAACAATATGATCTAATTCTGCCGGATCTAGTATGATTGTTTCTGGAGATACTCCAAGTATTTCTGCTAATATCTTATCATTATTTTGTATAAGATGCCCTACACCTATTGTTAGTAGTCCTACAGAATCTTTATATACTTCTTTTTTATAACCCTCAATAATCTTAAGGGCTTGTAACATAGCTTTAGAGCACTTCATTTATATCTTCCTCTGTAAGAATTTTTTTGGTTTTATTATCAGTAACTATAAGTTTTAGTCCCAATAACTCTAGTAGTTTTGTAATCTGGAACCATGATAGGGTGTTCGGCAATTTATGATTATAAAGCATTGTTAGGCCGACATCCCTTGATAATTCTTTCTTTTTTTCTATATAAACATTTCTATCATGCATAAAAAGATCTAGGTACATAATGAACATAAAGGTATCTTTTTCTTCTATCGCAGTGTTTAACAGTTCCATAAAGGACTGCTTAACCTCATTTCTATTACCGTTTTTCATGATCACCTCTTGTTCATACTTTTAGTATATCATAAAAATTATTTTCTTACAAGATATTTGAAAGAAAATAATTAATTAAGTGTTTATTCTTATTATAAAGTTGTTTTATACTAAAACAACTAATTGATACTTATACCTAGTTGCAATAGTGTAGATAGGTATTTGGTATTATACAGGTATTCCCTTACTCGCTGGCGCTCGTAACCCCATTGTAGCATGGAAATTTTAGTTTGTCAATGTTATATTAAAAGTTGACATATTAACCACGTAGTGGTACAATAATAGTGTAAAAGGAGAGTTTTATGACAGATTTGACAGATATTTTAGATGAAAATGCCGATTTATTGGTAAAAAAGGGTGGTGTAAAGAAAACATCCTGGAAAAAGGGACAATCTGGCAATAAAAGTGGTCTGTCAAAAGATGCTGCTGCAGCTAAAAAAATGTTAGAGATACAGAACGATGCTGATGGTGACCCTCATAAAATTATGGAACTTATGTTAAAAAACTTTGCTGTATTGGGCCTTAAACCTATGCAAGTATTGGGATTAGCAGATAAATTAGCACCTTACATAAAACCAAAACTATCATCTATAGACAGTACTATTAAAGAGGATAGACAGATAACCGTAGAGTTTACAACGGCAAATACAGATCTACTTGAATCAGATATGAGAACTGATGTAAAAAAACTTATTGACATCACTGATACGGAGTGATATTCTTATAGTTATAACCAATCAGGAGTATGGTCCATGTCAGTAAAAATAGCATATGGAGATAACTATTCAAGAACGCTGCAATTGATCAGAATATTGCAAGCTACTCTTAATATAGCTCCTGATAATCAAAGATTGAAAGATTGTTTAGAAAATATACATCATGACCTTAAAAATGGTGGTCCCTATGCAATATACACATTGCATGGTATATCTTCCCAACTTTTACACAATCTGGATGAGTTTGGTTTAGCCCCTTATACACAGAATGTTCTGTATAGGTGGTTGGAAAACTTTAAGAATTCTATTGACTTAGAAGACGAGGCGTTTGAACCTGTCTTTTATGTTGATATGCTAGTTGCTAGGGATATTAATATGTATATACCCCTGAATAATTTTATAACAATTGCTAATGATTGAGGTTATTATGTCAAGATTTATAACACCATATGTAATAGAGGAATCTAATGGTAAAGAAAAAGAGTACCACATTGGTGCTAGACTTTTAAAAGATAGAATTATCATGGTTAGTGGGGTGGTTGATGAGGATATGTCATTCGTAGTGACATCACAGCTATTACATTTAGCGTCTCAGAGTGATGATGATATTACAATGTACATAAACTCTCCTGGTGGGAGTGTTATAGATGGACTTGCTATTATTGACACCATGAACCTTATTAAACCTGATGTCAGAACTGTGGTTACAGGCATGGCCGCATCTATGGGATTTGCGATATTGAGTTCTGGTGCCCCAGGTAAAAGAGCAGCACTACCAAATGCACAATTAATGGCACACCAAGTGTCTTCTGGGGCCCGTGGTCATGTGGAAGATATGCGTGTAAGTTATGAACATAGTCAATATCTAAATCAGCTATTAGGTAAAATGATCGCAGATAATATAGGAATGGATTTCAAAAAGTATATGAAAGCTGTTAATAGAGATGTATGGCTGACTTCAGAATCAGGATTAAAGTTTGGTTCTAAAGGTGTTATAGATAAGATACTTACAAAATAAGGGGGTTATTATGGACAATGATAATATAGATTATTTCCTACTATTCGACTACCTATCTTTTCTTAATAATATTGCTAAAGAAAAGTTACAGAATAAGGATGATATCATGATTGTAGAAGATCATATTATACAATTAAAAAAGTACCTAGAACTTATGTACGCAAAGAAAGAGGATTAATTATGATTTTAATATCTGCTACCCACCCAGACCTATTACCGACAAGGGCTACCAAAGATTCGGTTGGACACGATTTAAAGTCATCCAAGGATATCACAATACTTGCTCCTGGTGATATAAAATTAATTGAAACAGGTGTAACCGTGCAAATGGGTCCTGGTATCGAGGCTCAAGTTAGGTCAAGATCAGGCCTTGCACTAAATGATGGTATAATAGTTTTAAATTCCCCAGGTACAATAGATCCAGACTATTTAGGCGAGATAAAGGTAATATTGTGTAATCTCGGCAAAGAAACTAAGACTATTAGAAAAGGTGACAAGATTGCCCAACTAGTTTTTGCTAAAGTAGAACTAGAGGTTATGTATGATATTACTATGGATATTATACCCAAGATAAGAGGTTCTCGCGGATTTGGTAGTACAGATTTTGATGATTAAAAAAAAAAGTGTTGACAATGTATTATTTCGGGAGTACTATAAAAGTATAGGGGCAATTAATGGAGGATATTATGAGCATCTATTTATCAGTGCTAGTTGCGTTAATTACGTTTATAGCATTTATTTTAATTTCAAAAAGTCTATACAAAACGTTAAATGAGATATCACACAAAAGGTGTTGTTGCAATAAACGTGGGAGACCTGATCTAAGAAAATCAACAATAGATTAATAAATTATAATGGGGATATCATGGAAAAAGATTTAAAAATAGTAAGATTATACTTATTAGGTGTGTTATTGGTTGCTGTAACCAGCTTAACACTTGGTGTAACAACTTTAATTATGATGTTAGTATGAGTGATTTACAATTTACATATGAATATGTTATAGTAGTGTCGCAGTTTACCGGAGACGGTGATTACCCAGAGACTATAGAACAGTTCGGCATCCACTATCTAGTTAGGGATAGGGATGGTACAATACTATCTGTTTCTAGAGAGCCAGCAATGATCTCTGGTGACTCTATTGCCGACCTGGTTGGTGAGCTAGAAGGTATTGTGGCCGCACTAGACAGCCCTTACATGACATTGGAACAAGTAAATGAAATAAATGGTGACGATGAAGATGATTTAGAGTTTGAATTAGATTTCTGTTCTGATGAAGATGATTACGACGAGGATGATTAAACCATGAAATTAACATCACACATTGTATTGCAGGAAACTGGGCACATTATAATAGCGCTAACTGTTAGTTACCTATTTACACAACAATTAACACTTGCTTTAATGATAACTGGTGTTGAAGTACTCCTTAGTGGGCTTTGGCACTATGTTTTAGAGCAATTTGACCATTAGAGGTACTGCTATGAAGATAGAAACCACACACTACTCATACGCTCTTTACAGGCATGACGGATTTGAATTTGTTTTTACAGATGCTAATGCACTTGGTAGAGAGTTATGGAGAGCTGGCAAAGGCAAATACACACATTACAAGACGGTTAAGGTCACTGTTGGTGCCGAATTAATAAGACAAGACACTGTTGGGACCACTAAAATCACATATAAGTAGACATTTTACATATAAAAGTGCCGCACCTATTGACAAGATTCTGATAGATGTGTTATTATATAATTATCCCCTAAGCCTGATGTCCTCCTCATTGGGCTTTTTCTATTTATAGGCTGTTATTTTAGGTTGTTATCGTTTGCCGACCCTGTTTTACTATCTCTCAGCACTACAGATGTCTCTAATCAACGCATTTTATGCGTAAAATAATGAATACCTTCTCCGCATCTTAAAAATAATTAATCATGTCTGGTTGTAACGGTATGCTATTAACTAACTGTAGTGGTCTTTATATAAACCATTATATACCCTTATGGTTGTTATATGAACCATTTTAACACATTTGTGTTGATTAAATTATACCTAAATAACACTTAAATAACACTTGTAATGGTTAAAATATCATTAGCGATGGTTAAAATATCATTAATAAAGGTTTAAATATCATTAATAATGGTTAAAATATCATTAATAAACCCTCACATAAACACACAATCACTCCCATCACCACTCCCCCACCCTCAACCCCAGGCACTACCTGACCTCCAGCCACATCAACCAGGTTATCTGTACGAATGATTGATTAGGTACGGGATTTACCCTACCATTGCCACAAACACCTAATGATGAATGACACTTGAAAATGAAACATTTGAGGAAATACGAGATGTGGAGGGGGTATACCCAGATGATTTAAACTTGATGAGAGTGACCCCTCAACCACACAAATTTTTCCAAAATTGACTTTTTCCACCAGGCAACTAACCAGGCAAACATTTTTCACCTGATTATCGGTGCCGACCCTATTCTCGTTTTCCCTATTTTTGATAATAACTACTGTTCAATTATTTTACTTGACACAACATATAGTGTTTAGGATGTGAAATAATTTTTCTCTGTAGGGTCTTGACAAAACAAACTTTTCATGCTAAGCTAGAGCTACGAGCGAACGCGAGTAGGTATAAAACAACTGTTTAATACCAATAATAACTATCTATACATAAATAACTGTTTAATACCAAATACTAGTATTCTATGTATCAACTAGGTATTATTTAGGTATTACTTAGGTGTTAACCTAAGTATTAAACAACTATCTTATCCTTTAACTATTAATACATGATTAGGTAGCATTAGATTCTGTACGCTTACGCTTTAAGTTAATCAGGGCTAATGCTTAATTAATTATCTGCGCGGTACTATTATCACCCAGGGCCGCACTTGGTAACTATCCTAGAATCCATTTTAAGGTACCGTACAGAAGAATCAGGGGGTGGGTATGTATGATTCCATACCTAGGCATAATATCACGCTTAAAACAGGCTTTAAAATCGTTTTATCAGATTGCCGACTCTAACCCTTATTAACATTCATTCTACAGATACAATGCTTATAGTGCTTAAAGACATTTTAAGCACGTTTTTAAGAGCATCATGGTGGTGCCGAAGGGAAACATACCAGCGAGTGTTGAATCTTCTAAAAAGTGTCTTAGAATTGATTTTAAAATAGTGGATACTATGATATACAATTTGACATATTTTAGGCTATATGATATACTATAGTATCTATTAGAGGAGTCCCATGGCTAAAAAAGTTGTCAGCCCATATGTACCGAGAACATTCCAACAATATCTCCATGATAATGCTACACGTTTTACAACTGTAGTTTGCCACCGCAGGTTCGGCAAGACTGTTTGGGCCCTCAATCACATGATTATGAAAGCACTCAAGTGTAAGCATAAGAATCCACAATACCTCTACATATCTCCGACTATGAGGCAGACAATCCAGAACGTCTGGTCCTATGTGAAAGAATACACAGGGTTTATTCCAGGGGTACAGATCTCCGAGTCTACTAAGGAAATTCGTATACCAATAAGAAATGATTCGACAATACTTATCCGTATGGCTGGTGCCGAGGATCCGATGGCACTAAAAGGTACGTACTATGACGGTGTTGTATTCGATGAAGTAGCACAAATGCCACGTATTGCATGGTCAGAGGCCATAAGGCCGACACTAGCAGACCGTGAGGGATGGGCCGTGTTCATTGGTACACCACAAGGTAAAAACTTCTTCAAGGAACTCTACGAGTATCCTGGTACCGAAAATGATCCTTTCAAAGAATGGTCATCTTTTAAATTCAAGGCGTCCGAAACAGGAATTCTATCCGAGAAAGAACTAGAGTCTTGTAAGGCGGCCCAAGGTGAAGACAAGTACAGGCAAGAGTACGAGTGTGATTTCCATGCAGCAACGCCAGGAACCTACTATGCTGCTATACTAAACGACCTGCGCAAGTCAGGGAACATAGGAGATTTTGAATGGAATCCAGATTACCCAGTGGTTACGGCATGGGACTTAGGTTCTAATGATAAGACTACCATTTGGTTTGCCCAAATGATCAAAGATAAGATTTACATTATAGATTATTACGAAAACAATAGGCTTGGAACAGACTTCTACGCTAATATTGTAAAATCTAAACCCTATGTTTATGATTACCATATTTTACCTCACGATTCTGTACAGGAACATGACGGTGTTGGTAGCTCAAAGAGGACAAAATTGACCAAACTTGGCCTAAAATGTGAAGTGCTAAAAAGATCCGATGTGGAACAGGGTATTATAGCGGTACAAAATGCTTTGCCTATATGTAGATTCCATGAAAAGACAACCTCTATAGGCCTGGATGCATTAAGTTACTACCATTCTGAGTACGACAGTAAGAATGATGTACAACGATTGTCACCAGTACACGATTGGTCGTCGCATGCTGCCGACTCCTTCCGATATCTAGTGGCAAAAGTTAGGACAAAACGGACAATGTCAACAAGAGTGGAAACCAACTATGACTATTTTGGTGGTCTTGGTAATGGTGGAAATTCCTATGACTCTTTCGACCCACTATCTTGACAATGCCTAGTTTCTATGGTATACTTATTGTGTTATAGGTATTTATTTTAGGTAACTCATGGATCTTTCAGGTCTAATTTCAGTTATGAGACAGCTCCAAGGTGCAGCTTCTGGTGGTAATAATATAAACAGTCAGATAGTAGGATTAGGGCAGGGAACAACCTGGGGTACTAATACAGTTACAATCGGATTACCAACAAGAAGTGCGGCTTATTCTGGGGTGAAAGCTGACGTAGTTACACCAGCACCAACAGTAAAAGATGTACAACAACCAGCGGCACCTAGCATAGTATTGCCAGAAGTACTACAACAATCACAAGACACATTCCTACAAAAACAAGCAGTTTACGAGAATCAAAGAAGACAAACCAAGACAAACTTCCAAACCGGAAACCTTGGAAATGTTAGTCTACTAGAACAACCTACATTATTAGGCTCATAATGAAAGACATCATCCAATTCATCCTTAGCAAGCATGACAGCGCTAAATCAGTCAGATCCAACTACGAAGGTACATGGCAAGATATCAGTGACTATATTCTACCAAATAGAGGAAACTTCAACAGTAGAGTAGCTGATGGTGATAATACAAAAAGATCAAAAGTGTTTGACACAACCGGTGAACAAGCTAATAACCTATTAGCAGCAAGCTTGTTCGGAGGTCTTACGAGCCCATCATCTAAGTGGTTCTCGTTGAGACTTAAGGACATCAAAGGTTTTGAAGAATCTGAACTAGTTGAAAGATTTATGGAGAATGCTGTCGATGAGATGCTAGATGTATTCAATAGTAGCAATTCAGGATTTACATCACAAACACACGAATATTTTTTATCACTAACATCTTATGGTACCTCGGCACTATATATAGAAGATATACCTGGAGAAGATGTAAAGTTTTGTACAGTACACCTTTCTGAAATCTCTATATTAGAAAATAAAGTTGGCGTTCCTGATACTGTATTCCGTGAATTCCAAATGACAGTTCGTCAGATATCGCAAAAATGGGGAGTAGAAAGTCTACATCCTAAACTACTAAAGATCCTAGACCAAGATCCAGAAAGAAAAATTCGCATATTACACTGCGTACTTCCAGCAGAGGATATGAAGATTCCTAATAAGAAATTCAAATTCCACAGCTATTTCATAGACCTAGAGCATACACATATATTGTCAGAAGGTGGTTATTACGAACAACCATATATCATTGCAAGATTCTCTAAATTAGCAGGAGAACACTATGGAAGATCACCAGCATGGTCATGCTTACCAGATGTGAAAATGGTGAATGCAATGAAAGAGACTATGATTAGATCATCTCAATTAAATGCAGCACCTCCAATGCTTTTAGCAGACGACGGTGTTATGAGTCCACTCAAAATCACACCTAACGGTGTTATTATGGGAGGCATCTCAATGGATGGTATGGAACGTGTTAAGCCATTAATGATGGGAAATAACCTAGCCATTAACGACAACATGATCCAACAAGTACAAAAATCTATTCGAGACATGTTCTATATTGATGCTTTCATCTTTAGAGATCAGGCTATGATGACAGCTACCGAAGCTAGACTTAGACAACAAGAACAACTCAGACTTCTTGCACCGCATATAGGTCGTATACAATCAGAGTTCTTATTCCCACTGATCGAGAAGGTTTTCAATATCCTACTAAGGCGTGGCATACTAGGTACGGTCCCAGAAGAGCTTAGAGGAAGAGAGTGGTCCGTAGACTATATCTCCCCATTAGCACTACTACAGAAATCCCAGGATGTACAATCCATCCAAAATTTCCTATCAATGCTTCTACCACTATCTCAAGTAAACCCTGATGTATTAGACTCAGTAGATTTCGACAAAGCTATAAAAACTATGGCCGAAGACTCTGGCGTACCACTTAAGGTATTACGTACAGAAGATGAGATAGCTAAGTTACGTCAGCAAAAACAACAGGCACAGGCTCAGCAAATGATGTTAAATCAGGGGCAGCAAGCAGCAGATATAATATCTAAATTACCACCACAGTAATTTGACAAATAGATAGAATTGGAGTATAATAGAGCCTATGGATAGTTTACTAAAAGATTTAGAAATGAGAATTAATCGCCGAAATCATTATAGGGCGGTTTTTTCCACACCCGAAGGGCAGAAGGTTCTTAAGGATTTATTAACGTTTTGTAACATTAATAATATGACTTATGTACCAAATGATCCAGCTACAACAGCCTTTAACGAGGGTATGAGAAGAGTGGCGCTTCGAGTTATTTCTATTATGGAAAATGATCCTGCAAAACAACAACAAATTATACAACAACAATATAATATAGATGGTTTCTAATGAGCTTATTACCTACAGATATTGAGAACACTTCAGTCTCAACAGAGGCAACTGATGTTATCCAAGATACACCAGTAACTTTGACACAAGAAGCAGGACAAATTGATACACCAGAGGTTCAAACTGTTGCAAAAAATACAACAGGTGCAACACTGGCTGAATTGCTGTCAGATGAATTTAAAGATTTTAAATCTCTACAATCTTTTAAAAATGTGAATGATTTGGCGAAGAGTTATATACATGCCAATTCTCTACTAGGAAAGAAAATGTCTGATATGAAACCAGAGGATATTGCTGTACTGAACAGCCTCAGAGGTATACCAGAATCAGAAGATTCTTACTCCCTACCAGAGGAACTGTCCCCAGATCTAGCATCTTTCTACAAAAAAGTATCATTAAAAGCTGGTCTTACCCAAGAACAGGCTAAAACTATTGTAGACTCTTTTATTGAATTAGATAGAGAAGAGAACGGTAAGATAAGCTCATCCACAGAACAACAACTTGTAGATTGGCAAAATGAATTAAAAGCTGAGTTTGGTTCGGCATTAAACCAACGTGTAGATATAGCACGTAGAGGATTAAATGCTTTTGGAGACGAAAGTCTTAAGCAACTACTCAAGGATACAGGATTGCATCAGCATCCAGCAATGGTGAAACTATTCGCTAAAGTTGGTAAAGAATTGTTAGAAGACTCATTCATCGAAGCTGACAAAGCGACGAAGTTTGGCATAACACCAGCTGACGCAGATGCTATGATTAAGAAAAATCTAGCAGACAATGAATTTAGAAGTGCATACTTTTCAGCCACCCATCCAGGACACCAATTGGCAGTCCAAGAGATGACGAGGTTGTACGGTTTGTTATCTTCGAAAAAATAGGGTAAGCGGTGGTAGCCCCTATTAATTACCCGTTAGAATTCGTAAATTCTAGTGTAGCCCCGAAAGGATAAGCAAATGCACGAAAACAAAAAACAATTATTTATAAACTAATAAAGGTAATAAAAATGTCTTATACAATGGACTCAATCTTTGTTAATGCTTACAATGCTATGTTGCATCACCTGGCTGAACAAAGAGGATCTAAACTAAAAGGTCTCTTCTCTGAAGAAACTGCAAAAGGTGAAAAACATTTCTTCGATAGAGTTGGATCTTTCGACGTGTCTGAAATCGTTTCTATTGGAAACTCAATCAGCCAACAAGATGGTGCTCTTTCAAGACGTATGGCTTCTTTGAAAGCTTACGATGCTTCTACTCTTCTTTTCGATATTGAAAAAATGAAAATGTTAGTAGACCCTACAAACGACTACGTTGTTAAGCTTATGAATGCTCATGGCAAAAACTATGATGCTGTTGTAATCAATGCCCTTCTAGGCACTGCTGCTACAGGTAAAGATGGTTCTGGCTCAGCTTCATTTGACTCTAACCAACAAATCGCTCATGGTTCTACAGGACTTACAGTAGATAAATTATTAAACGGCCTACGCGTTCTTGAAAGCAATGACGTTGACATGGACGTTAACAATGTTTACTTATTGGTAAATGCTCGTGGTAAAGAAGATTTACTTGCTGATGCTAAATTCACTTCTCATGACTATCAAGACATGAAAACTTTAGCTGGCAAATCTCTTCCAAGTTTCAGAGGAATTAAAATCGTTCATACAGAAAGATTGCCTGCTCATACACCTGGATCAGTTTATCGTGCAATTCTTTGTACTGATAATGCTCTTAAAGTTGCTAAAGGCATGGACCCTGTTATCGATATTTCTCAAAGAAAAGATCTACAAGACCTACCATTCCAAATCTACACCAAACAAGCTTTCGGTGCAGTACGTATGGAAGAAGGCCTAGTAGTTGACATTCTATTCCAATAATCTTTATAATAGGTAAATATTATGACAGCTTCTACAGTTAAATCAACCAACCTAACCAATATCGTTACTAACCCAATTTCGGTTATTAATAATGTTGAAGGTGTAAAAAAAGTACACATTGACAAAATCGCTGTAGCTACTACCTCAATCGACGAGATCAACGACGTGATATTAATGGGACTTATCCCATCTAATGCAGTTATCACTTCTATCAAAATCTTCAACGATGACTTAGATAGCAATGGTTCTCCAGCTCTTGCTGCTAACGTTGGCCTGTATTATACAGGTATCGGCGCTGGGCAAATTGCTGCTGGTAAAGCTATGGGCGATGCAGTTGACGTAGACTGCATTGGTACTGCAATCACAACTCTTCAAGCGGCTAACACCACTGGTGTAGAAATCCGTTTTGAAGCTGCCGACATCACAAGCATCACATCTGAAGCTTGGGCTCTAGGCGAACTTACAGCAGACTGCGGTGGTTTCTTCGCAATCGGCTTAAAAGTTACTACAGTTGCTGCTACAGCTGCTGCTGGTGACATTGTAATGGTTATTGAATATATTTAATAGTCATTAAATGGGGGTGCTCCTGCATTGTAGTAGGGTGCCCCTAAAAATATAAAGAGGTTAAAAATGGCATCAGTAGTAGAAATTTGTAACAGGGCGTTGATCTTATTAGGATCAGACACAATATCAAGCATAAGTGAAGACACTAAACCAGCCAAACTATGTAATATAGTATACCCTCAAATTAGACAAGATTTAATTAGATCTCATCCATGGAATTTTGCCATGAAACGTACTGTATTAGCATCAACAGGTACAGCACCAAGTTTTGAATATGATTACACCTTCAATCTTCCATCAGATTGTTTACGTGTATGGCAAGTATATGATCCAGACAGTTCTTACAAACTAGAAGCAAGAACATTAGTATCAAATGATGATGCTATAGATTTAAAATACATAGCGGACATAACAGACACTACAAAATGGGATTCCGTATTCGTATCAATGGTTGTATATAAACTAGCAATCGACATTTGTTTTGGTCTTACAGGAAGCACAACAATGATTCCAGTACTTACAGATCAATTTAATAGATTAAAAGCTGAAGCTAAATTGTACGACGCACAAGAAGAATCTCCAGATCTATTTGATAGAGGATCTTGGCTAGACAGTAGGGACTAATATGACAAAAGTATTTAAATTACAAACAGCTTTTACTGCCGGAGAAGTATCCCCAAGGATATATAGTAGGGTAGATTTAGCACAGTTTACAACAGGATTAGAAACCTGTTTTAACTTTATAGTATTACCATACGGTGGTGTGTATAGACGACCTGGTACAAAGTATGTAACAGGTAATAAATCAAACTCAGCAGTTAGTAAGTTAATGAGATTTGAATACAGTAACGAACAGGCATATGTATTAGAATTCTCTGATACACGTCTTAGGTTCTTTACACAACAAGGAAAAGTTTTACAAAGTCGTGGAATAACAAACGGTGACTTTACATCTGGTATATCTGGGTGGTCAAACTCAAGTTCAGGTACAGGCAGCATATCACATGATGCAGGTAACCTTAGATTAGCACTTAATGGAGGAGGAGCGGGAAATGAGGCAAGAGCCATCTACTCTACCAATCTTACTTACATTGGTACTTCCGCTTATACTCTTACTCTTGATGTATATAGCGCAAGTGTTACTGTAAAAATTGGAACATCATCCGGTGGTACACAAATAGCCACATCAACTGTTACAACAGGTACAGCTAAGACTGTAGCATTTACACCGGCTGCAAACTACGCACAAATATACATAACACTAGAATCATCAGGAACGGCCACAGTTGATAATGTATCACTTACCAACCCAGTGTATGAGATAGATACTGAATATTTAACTGCCGGATTATCAGACATCAGATCAGCCCAATCATTTGACACTATGTATATAGTCGACGGAACCAACCCACCTAAACAACTTATAAGATATACCAGTGATAAGTGGGTATTGTCTGATTTCACTTTTGATGAGCCACCATACCTAGATATGAATGGTACAACAACCACATTCACACCATCTGGTACAAGTGGTAGTATAACCATAACAGCATCAGCAAGTACATTTGCATCTACTGACGTAGGCAGAGCAATTAGATACCTAGCTGGACCAGACTCTACAGACGCAACTGTATATACAGGTACAGGGACACAAACAAACTTTGATATCCCATTTTACCCACAAGGTACAAGTGATGTCGAAGTTTATTTAGTAGCAGCAACCGGTGTGCGTACACTACAAACAGTTCCAGCAAACTATTCTATTACAGATGGTCAAGTTGACATGGTATCAGCACCATCAACATCTGAAAAACTTTTAATCCAAAGAAAGAATACAGGATCAGGTAAGTGGGGTTGGGCCACAATAACTGGATATACATCCGCCACCCAAGTGTCGGCAACAGTTGAGAGGGAGTTTGGTGGAACAAACGCATCTGTATACTGGAGACTGGGAGCATTCTCAGACACAACAGGATATCCTAAGACAGTGTGTTTACACGAAGGTAGATTGTGGTTTGGCAATACAGATACACAACCACAGACATTCTGGGCATCGGAAGTTGGTGTATATAATAATTTTCAACCAGACAACTCACTTTTAAAAGGTGATGTCGACGATAGCACATCTTTTACATTCACCCTTGGTGCAAATAAATCACAATCAATTGCATGGATGGGTAGTAAAGGTAACGCCATACTTATCGGAACATCAAATGGTGTATATTCGGTAAGACCATCGGCATCTGGTGCAATATCAGCCACAAACATAACTGCTAGAAAAGAGATAGACATACCATGTGCTCAACTAGATATAGCAGAAACATTTAATCAGATCATCTTCATAGAACGGTTGAAGAAGAGAATATATTCCCTAACCTATTCATTTGATATAGACAGTTTTAGGCCTCAGGAGCTTACATTACTATCCGAGCACCTAGGGCAAGTTTATACATTTGAGGAGGTCGCTTACCAAGATATACCTTCCAAGGTGTTGTGGGTCCGTAGGAGCGACGGTAAACTGCTGTCCTGTACATATGTACCAGATCAGAATGTTATAGGTTGGGGGCGTCATGCTATAGCCGGAACAGATACAGAAGTAGAATCTATCTGTACCATAACTGGGGAAAATTTCTCGGAATTGTGGATGTCTGTTAAACGTACAATCGATTCCAGTACTAAAAGGTACATCGAATATTTAACAGAAGAATTCTTTAATGATGATAAAGAGGATGCAACATTTGCAGATTCGTGTTTACAATATGACGGATCGTCCACTACAACAATAACGGGACTAGGACACCTAGAAGGACAAACAGTTACGGTTCTTGGGGATGGTGCTGTACAATCTGATAAAACAGTTACCAGCGGATCTGTTACTATTACTTCAAGTTCAAAAGCAACCATAGGACTTGGATACACCTCTGAATTAAGATCATTAAATGTTGAGGCAGGATCCATGGGTGGCACCGGTCAAGGACAGTTGTCAAGAATTTTTGAGTGTACTGTACGATTTTTCGAGACATTAGGTGGTAAAGTAGGTTATAATAATAGTACGACAGAAACTTTACAATATAGATCAGCGGGTGGATTAATGGATACGTCATCAGATATATACTCCGGATACAAAACATTAAAATTCCCACATGGTTATGAACAGGATATTAAAGTATATGTCTCACAATCGCAACCATTACCTATGACACTATTAGGTATAGTATATAAAGCTAATATATCGGATAATTAATATGACAACATTTACAGATTTATTCAGCCAGAATTATGATTACAATACTCGTTGGACCGATGAGCAAAAATCACAATGGACACAGGATCAGGCTTTACAGAGTTATCAACTGCAATATGCAAGTTTACTAAACAACGTGCAAGCTCAAATAACTCAAGCACAACGTGATAGAGAATATGCAGTATCATTGCAAAATGCTTTTAATATTAGATATTCACAAACAATGGATTTGATGGAACAACAAATATCTGCCAATAAAGAAGCTGTAAAATATAAACAAAACCTGCTAGAGCAAAATGCATCAATTATAGAAGCTAACTATTTAAACAAATATATAGCAGCAGCCAGTGATCAGAAAGATGTCCTAACATATGCAGCGGCAAAGGGTGGTGAAACAAAAGCAGCCTATGCTGCAAGTGGTTTTGCTGTAGGAACAGGATCTAGTCTTGATGTAGTAAAAAATATACTTGACACAACCTTCAAAACAGGCGATAATAAATATAGACAAAGTTTATCTGAAATCAATTCTGCAATGACACAAGCAACTTCTCAAAGATTAGAGGCAGCATTATCCGGTTGGAGTGCCGATCAACAAGCAAATTTCTTGAGAAAAACTACAGCCATGCAACTAGAATCTCAAAGACCTACTACAGTAAATAGTAGCTACTCAAGTTCATTCTCAACAATATTGGGGTAATTATGCCAAAAATTAATATACCTTTTAGTGATGGAAACAATCAACCAATGCAACAGCAGACGGTTTCTAACGTGGAAAATTTAGCACAACTAGCTGGTGCACAAGCGTCAGGACTACAGAATGCATTCTCAGTGGCACTATCACAGGCAGATTCACTAAAAGCACAATCTGACAGAGCAAACCAAATTGCTGACGAATCGGCATTCAATACTAGAATAGAAAACCTACTTCCAGGATTCCAAAATGATGTTGGTAAGTTAACACTTAATGCTGTTAATACTATAGCTGGTATAGCTGAGCAAAACTATCAGAATCAATTAAAAGCACAAGAAGATGTTTATATGATGTCTAATATGGTAAAGGTTCAGGAGCAATATCTTGATGTTACTAAATCTGGTGCACTATCCCCAGAGGATACAAGAAAGTGGTTCAATGGTCAAATAGAGTCTGTGCTACAAACAGCACCATCAGAATCAGCTAAATTGGACATGTTTAGTAAATTGTCCCAATATAAAATTAGTGCGTTAGACGAGTCATATAAAAATGATTTAATTCAGAAAAAGCAACAAATGGGTATGGAACTAGATAACGTTGTTAATAGCCTATCTAAACAAGTGTTTAACGACCCTACCAATATACAAGCGTTTAATGATCAGCTGAACAACATACCAGTTGCTATGAAGGCAGCAGGCTTTGATGATCAGGCAATAAAATCCGCGATGATAAGTTCAGAGGCGAGACTAAGTGCATCAGCAATAAACGGATTCCTGGATAAAGGGGATATTAAGTCTGCAATGGTTGTGTTACAAAGTACAGGATCATTCCCAGATGATAAGAAAAGGGAATTAACAACACAGATTGTAGAATCATTTAGGAAACAACAACTATCAGAACTAAACATTTTCCAAGAAGCCATATCAAGAGATTCATTCAATAACGGCGGGTTACAAGTAGGTTCTAAAGAGTGGGGTAGGGTGGCTGATTCTCAGTTTATGGGCTTCATGACACAGTCTATAGGTGATACCTCAACCATGGGACGTACCGATGTATCTAAAGTCTCAGCATCTATCGCAACTTATTTTGAGACATTTAATCAAGGCATGGGACCTGATACAGCTAAGATGTTGGTTGGTAAAATCTCCAACTCTAGTAATCCAAATGAGGTTGCTGCATATTCCGTAGCTATTAAAAACATGACCACAATGCCACAGTTTGTACAGAATGGTATTGGTAAAGATCTTGTGGAAAATAAGGATAAGTTTGCAGATGCTTTCATGGTTGCAGATTTGGTATCTGCCGGAACATCTCCAGAAGAGGCTGTAAATAGGACAAGAGAGGTACTAAGAAATAGTTCCCCAACTGTATTACAATATCGTAAAAAAGATCTAGATTCATATTGGTCTAAAAAAGACAGTACAGATATCATGAACAAAATACAAGATGATGCTGGTATAAATTGGAACATAGAAATGTCCCCAGATTATCAAACTATTGCAGACTACAGGGACACATTTGATAACTTCTTTATGCTATCCGGAGATGCGGATAAGGCTGAAGAAATGACCCAAGCCTATGTTGCAAAAAACTATGCAGCTACCACAGTCAACGGTAAAAAAGAGTTAATGAAAGGTGCACCAGAGTTATACTTTAAGGGTAAAACACTTGAACTATTTAATACAGAATATAATAATGTATTGACACAAATGGGAAATGTTAACAAAGATACGCATGAAGTAACACTACCATCTGGTAAGGTTGTATTACCAAAATTAGTAAGCGTAGAAGATGGTGGATTTGCAACGTCAGGCCAGAAAGCATATATGTTAATAGACTCTAAAACCGGATCTTTAATAACACCACAACCATTTGTATTTGGTTATGATGCTACCAAGAAAGATAAGATGTCTACAGATCTTATTGAGAAAAAAAGACTAGAAGTTGAGTCTGCTAACGAAGAGTCATTACTAAGCCAATTACTTGGTTAGCTTGACATTACCTATACATTCGTGGTATAATAAAGGATCTACCAAGGTGCTATTATGAGTTTTTTAGATTTAGATTTTCTTAAGACAGACTTAGAAAAGATTGACGAAGTCTCTTATTCAGGAGATTTGGCACAGGCACCGTCATCTGCATACATCCAAATACCAGAAGGATTAAATCCAGATTTTGATAGACAAAAACAAATAGACCCAAATGTTAGTTGGACTGATGGATTCATGATGCATCACTTATCATGGGTAAAAGCTCCAATAGTTTTTGCTGCAAAACAACTGGTTAATAAAGAAGATGGCTATAGCCCATTTGATGATGAACTAGTTACCAGTCGTGGAAAAGATTTTATGGTTCAATATGCCGATGAATTAGTAGATTCCCCAAACAGGAACTGGACAAAGGGAATGTTACTTCAAATAGATAAGAATGAGAAGATAAAACAGGGGTTACCGACCTGGAAATTAATTACATCACAATTAGCATCTGGTATATTTGATCCGCTAGCAATGATACCATTTGTTGGTATAGCTGGTAAAGGTAACAATGTTGCCAAAATTACATCAGCAGTAATGCAAAACGCAGCACTATCAGGAGCCCAAGAATTCACAAACCAATACGTAGACCCAACACAAACTACAGAAGAGACTATACAAAACACCGCTTTCGCTACAATACTTGGTGGAGCAATTATAGGTGGACTAGGTATAAGAGCTGGTATGGATGCTGATTTATTTAACAATGTTTCCGACCACATAACAGGATCTAAATTATCCGAAGGTATAGATCCTACAGTAATAAACAATTCTATGGCAGAAAGCGTTGGTGCTGCAGCAAACCCAATGCTAAAAGAGGCAGAGAAAAATACTGAACTATTGTTCACGAATAGCATATCAGATACCATACATAAAGTCACATCACTTTACTCTGTAGAAGCTAAACTAGCTAGATCGGAAAATGCAGCAGTTAGGGAATTAAATAATATATTAACTTCTCATGGATTTATTCAAAAAGGTGATTTAAAACTTTCTGGTAGAGCAGATTCTATTCAGTCACTATATGAAACAAGGATACACAACGATAGCCAATCTATTGTAAATACATTGAATGATTCGTTTGCCAAAGCTAAAATGGTAGATAAAAATTTAAATAGACAGGACTTTTTAAGAGAGGTAGAAGCATATGGACGTGGTGTTCACCCAATGTTTTTCGACAATAGCCCATCAACCGCTGTTGTGGATTCAGCCAATGCTATTAAAAAGATGTTCAACGACTTCGTACCTACAGTTAAGAACTCCGGTAAAGTCCCAGAGGATTGGGTTCCAGACACAAACTACTGGCATACAGCGTATGACTTTGACCAATTATCCAACAACTATACCGAAACCCTTACCGACATAAAGACCCAACTAAATAAACAGGCTCAAAATGTTATCGAAGATAATCCAGAATTAGCTTCAGATCTTACAGAAAACTTGGATATAACAGCACAGACTATATATGAAAATATGTTGCTTAGGGCTTCTGGAAAGACATACACTCCAAAGTTTACAACCAGCGCATTAAAGAAGGTTACATTAAATTTCGACAATGAATTTAAATTTAAGTACTCAAGCAAGGATACGTTCGGAACAATACGTGGATATATAGAGGATATGTCAAGGGAAGATGCATTATTCAACTCTCTTGGTAAAGGTGATTTTTTCCTAAATGCATCTGAAAGGGTTAAGGCTGGTGCTGAAAGACAGATAGCAGATTTGAATAAAAAACCAATGGTTCCAGCAGAGCGTGATGTAGCTGTTAAGAAGATCCTGGATGCTGCCAAGTCCGATCAAGAAGATATAAAGAAACTACTCGAAATACACACAAGACAATTTGGAAAGGATACACCCAAGTTCTTAAAAGATATGGCAGCAATCTCTACAGGAACAAACTTCCTATTGCGTATGGGCATGAATGCCCTAGCTCAGGTATCAGATTTTGCTAGGTTGGTTGGACTGTCTCCAAAGGGCCGTGCACTAACAACTGATCTACAAGAGTTTACAAATGGTATAGGTGATATAATTAAATTATCCCCTACAGAGGGTTTAAGATTAGGTATAATATCTGATAGGTTAACAGGTTTTGGTGGGGCCTTAGACAGGGCATCTACTAGATTTGATGATATAGACATAGGGTCTGTTACAAAGACACAAGCGGCAGTTAACGTTGCTACAAACGCATATTCAAAAGCTGTTCTTATAAGTCACATGAATGATTTCACACGTAAGTACGCATCTGAATGTATCATATCCAACATGCTTGACACAGCTGCTAAGATATCCAAAGGTAAACTATCACCAACAAACATACAGTCTATTCAATTCTCTAAAATGGGTTTTAATGCTGATGATGCTGCTGTTATGTTAGAGCAATTTAACAAACACAAAACAGTTGTAAAGGATTCACTCGGAAGAAAGGTGGTGTATACTAACTTTGATGATTGGGATGCACTTCCAAAAGCACAATTTATGTCTCGTGTTAAGAGGGCTGTTGATTTGGCAATCATGACACCAACCGTTGGGTCTAAACCATTCTTCTTGTCTACAGCACAGGGTCGTATAATCGGCCAATTCTTATCATTCACATTTGCATCCGGCTCTAAATTGCTGGCTACTGATGCTCAACAAGCATATGGATTTGGCTTAACACAGTCCAATATTGTTGCAAGACGTATGGTTGCTGATATGGCACTGGGTGCACTATCAGGATATCTAAAAGATTTTGTTAGTGGTAGGGATCTAGAATTCTCCTCAGAAAAAACATTAAACTATGCATTGGAAAGATCTGGTGTACTGGCTATGGCCATGTTCCCAAGTCAACTTATGGACAGATTTGGGTATGGTATAGCATCAGCACTGGGGGTTCGTAAGTCCTCCAGGAGTGGCGGGTATGATACATCAAGAGCAATTCTAAGTTTGGGTGGACCAACAGCAACACTATTAGCAGATACAACATCTGTAATAAAAAGATTAAGTGACGGGACAGCTACAGACTCTGATATGCGTGCAGCTTTCAGACTTCTTCCTGGAAACAACGCAATATATTTTAACTGGCTAATAGCTAATTATGGTAAATAAATGACAATTTCAAGTACAACTACACCTTTTGTAAGCTATAATACGAACAATATTACAACAGACTTCTCTGTACCATTTGTATTCATACTAGATGAACATCTTGTTGTTATTAAAGAACAGGTTAGTACGGGAACACGTACAACATTAGTCTTAGATTCTGATTACACTGTAAGTGGTGGTGATTACTCTACAGGTACTGTTGTTATATCTCCAGCCATAGCTACTGGGTACAAGGTGTATATATACCGTGAAACACCAATAACACAGTTAACAGATTATATAGAAAATGATACCTTCCCGGCAGAGTCCCATGAAAGGGCCCTAGATAAACTGGATATTATCGCACAAGATTTAAATTGGATTGTTAGTAGGGCTCCTACAGGTGATATAACAGCATCTCCATTTGACTTTGATCCAGGAACAGCAACATACCTAATTCGCTGGAACTCAGATTTAACAGCACTAGAACCCATATCTCCCATTGACGCATTGGCAGGATTCAATCTTACAGGTGGTCAAGGTTTGGTTATAGAAACAGCATCAGATGGTGTGTTTACATACAGAGCAATCGTATCTGGTACTGATGGTATCGAAATCACAAATGGATCTGGTGTAGGCGGCAACCCATCAATATCCTTAATTAATGACCTAGCAGCTTTAGAGGGGCTTACAGGAACCGGCATACCAGTCAGAACATCTACAGATACATGGGTACTCAGAGAACTGACAACATCAACAGGACTGTCTATAACATATGGTGACGGTGTTACAGGAAATCCTATAGTAAATCTTGATATTAACGGCATGGTTGGAAGTGCTACTATAGCAAAGAATGATGACTACATGATTATGTATGATACATCAGAAGGTGCACACAGAAAAGTTTTAATTGATGACTTATTCGACGCTGCAGGTGCTGGTGGTGGATCTGGCATGTCTATTGATGTTAACCAAACATCGCACGGATTTTCAGTCGGGAACTTGGTATATAGTAATGCTGGTACATATGCCAAAGCTAAGGCTGATGATGCTAATACATCAGAGGTTGTTGGTATAGTTACAGCGGTAGCTGGGGCAAACGATTTCACACTACAGTTTGGTGGAGAGGTTACAACACTTACAGGACTAACAGCTGGATCTGTATATTTCTTATCTAATTCCACAGCCGGATCATATAGTGCAACGGAACCAAATACAGCTGGACACATATCTAAACCTGTACTAATTGCAACTGCAACAAACCGAGCAGTATTTTTTAACTTTAGAGGTATGGAAGTCCCAGATAGTACGGCAGCATATGCACCAAACACAATGTCATATGTAACACTTGCCACTTCCGCAGATCTTACATCTGAACGTGTATTGACAGCTGGGTCTGGTATTACAATTACAGATGGTGGTGCGGGATCTACCGTAACCATTGCTGCAGATAATTTGGCACCTGACAGTGCATCCTATGTAACACTTGGTACATCAACCGGACTAGACAGTGAACGTGTACTTACAGCCGGATCTGGTATAAGTTTAACTGATAATGGTGCTGGATCTACAGTAGTGGTAGCATCAACAATCGCAGATCTTAGTGCAGTACCTTTTATAACCGTATCGGCATCTGGATCATTATCAAATGAAAGGACATTAAATGGATCTGGTGCAATAACAGTAACAGACAATACTACAACAATCGATGTCGGACTAAGTATTACAGGACTTACTGCTGATGCATCGCCGGACGCATCCACTGACTATCTTGTTACATATGATGCCTCTGCCGGTGTTAATAAGAAAGTTTTATTACAAAATTTACCAGCTGGATCACTAGACGCCGATCTAGTAGCTATTGCCGCTTTGTCTTCCACAGGGATGGCCGTAAGAACCGCATCAAATACGTGGGATTTACGTACGATTACAGGGACCTCAAATGAAATAACAGTTACTAACGGCAGTGGTGTATCTGGCAACCCTACACTATCACTCCCTTCAGCCCTAACATTTACAGGGAAAACAATAACAGGTGGTACATTCTCAGCAGTAACATCTATTGAAACAACTGGAAGCAGTGGTTATATAGCTCTTAAATCAAATGCATCTACAAAAGGTCAATTGGTATTCTATGAATTGACAGGGACTGGTACAAACTATGTTGGTTTCCAAGCACCAGACTCAATAGGTGCGAACTGTGTGTGGAATCTTCCTACAGGGGATGGGGCTAGTGGATATGCACTAAAAACTGACGGAAGTAAAAATCTATCATGGGGTGTGGTTGGTACGCTTAATAATGTTATAGAAGATACTACACCAGATCTAGGTGGCGACTTAGATGCAAAGGGTTACTATATTAAAGATACAGTTGGTGGATTAAAACTACAAGGATCATCAAATGTACAGTTAATTACAGCAGACAGTGGGTATGTGGTGCTACAAACATCTACCGGTACTACAAACGGTGAGTTAAGGTTTACAGAAGCATCATCTAATGGTGGTAGTTATGTCGCACTTAAAGCTCCAAATTCACTATCAGCGTCTACAACCTATACACTTCCTACAACAGACGGTACTTCTGGATATGTATTATCAACTAATGGATCAGGCACACTATCTTGGGCTGCACAAGGCGCCCCATCAGATGGGGATAAGGGTGATATAACAGTGTCATCTTCTGGCACAGTTTGGACTGTAGATAATACTGCAATAACATATGCCAAGATACAAAATACATCGGCAACAGACGTATTATTGGGTAGGTATAGTGCACTAGGTGGTACAATTGAGGAGATAGCTTGTACAGCTTTTGCTAGAACAGTTCTAGATGATGTTGATGCGGCAGCAGTAAGAGGGACATTAGGGCTTACAATTGGTACACATGTTCAGGCACAAGATGCTACACTATCCGCACTTGCTGGTTTAACCACGGCCGCAGATTATCTACCATATTTTACAGGTGTAGATACGGCAACTACTACTACAATAACTTCTACAGCAAGAAGTTTGCTTGATGACACTACAACATCTGCCATGAGAACCACACTTGGACTTGCGATTGGAACCGACGTACAAGCATATAGTGCTGAATTGGCCGATCTTAAAAATCAATGGAGTCCGGCAACTGTAGGCTCAGGCAGTTGGCTACATTTACATGAAGATGCTACAAATGGTACAAATAAAGTAAGACTGATGGCCAATCAAAACATGGCAGCAGATTATTCCTTTAAATTTCCAGTTGATGGTGGTACATCAGGTTATGTATTACAAACAGATGGTTCAGGAAATACATCATGGGTTGCCCAATCTGGTGGCATATCAGATGGTGATAAAGGTGATATTACTGTAAGTGCATCTGGTGCTACATGGACTATTGACAACACTGTAGTTACATATGCTAAAATACAAAACGTATCGGCAACAGATAAGATTCTTGGTAGATCTACGGCTGGTGCTGGGTCTATAGAAGAAATAACATGTACATCTACAGCAAGATCATTATTAGATGATACATCTACATCAGCTATGCGTACTACACTAGGATTAGCGATAGGTACAGATGTTCAAGCATATGATTCTGATTTAACAGACCTATCCACTAAATGGACTGCAACAACAGCAACTGTACAAGCTAAATTACAATTCCACGAAGCAACTAACAATGGTACTAATAAAGTAACCATACAAAGTCCTACATCACTTGCAGCAGATTATACATTAACATTACCAGCTGATGATGGTACTGCAAATCAGGTTCTTGTAACAGATGGATCTGGAACACTATCATGGGGTAATGCTAACGTGTCTACACAGGCTGTAAAAGTTACAACATATACTGCCAGTGGTACACACACACTAACATCAGGATGTAAAACTGTAGAAATAGAGTGTTGGGGTGCTGGTGGCGGATCTGGTGGTTGTGCGTCAACAGCTGCCGGACAGTTCACTGGTGGTGGCGGCGGCGGGGGTGGTGCATATGCATATAAACTCTCTACAGCAAGTGCATTTGGAGCATCTCAAACTGTTACAGTGGGTGCTGGTGGCTCTGCAGGAGCATCAGGTGCAAATGCTGGAGGTGCCGGTGGTGATACATCTGTTGGCACTCTTTGTGTTGCTAAGGGTGGTAGTGGTGGTGGTGGTGGGTCTGCCCAAACTGCTGCCGGTGGTACTACAATAACAAACAACGTGGCAGGTGGATTAGCATCTACATCTACTGGGGATATAAAAATATCAGGACATGGTGGTGGTAGGGTATGGGGATTTTCTTCTACACATATAATAGTGGGTATTGGTGGCGGATCCCCAAGACTAGAACTTGGTACTGGTAGGGATGGTGAAGGTGGTTTTAGGGCATTTGACATATCAGATACATCAGGAAATGGTGGTGCTGGTAACACAGCGTGTGGTGCATATGGTCCAAGAAATCAGGCAAGTCAGTCTGCTCGTGCTGGATCTGCAGGTGGAGCAGGGTATGTGGTTATTAAGGAGTACTTCTAATGATAATAAAATCAGGTAATAAATACTTAGTAAAAGATTCTTCTGGTAAGAAAATACTTGGTATGCATACAACCAAAAAACAAGCTCTAGCCCAATTAAGGGCCATAGAAGCAAACAAACATAAAGGTAATTGATATGGCTAATAGTAGTTTCCCAAGTGGCGGTCTTTTTAGTGGAGGAATGGTAACCGTTAATGAGCCGTTCCTAGTCTTTGACACACCATCGGAATTGACAAACTTCGCATTACTAAGTGCCACAACTGGTATAGCTCTTGCTGTTGTTGGTACCAATGCAACAATTGTAATGGATATAGATGGGCTAGTTGAACTTACTGTAGTAGATACGGCAACAGATTATATACCAATATATGATTCCTCAGCTGGTGAAACTAAAAAAGTGTTACCATCTAATCTAGGTATAACAAGTACATTTGCAAGTATGTTCAATGAGTTCGCCTATGTTGTATTTGATACAAATACTGTTGGATATGCGTTATTGAGTTCTGGTAGTTTTACTATTTCAATTCCTGGGGCT